GTAAACCGCTTGGCCCGAGTTGGTGTGATTGACGATCGGGCGGCGCATGAGTTCGACTGGTTTCTGGCAACCATGATCAGAAACGAAATCCTCGCCGGAATTAGTTTTGACCATTTTAGCTTTGATCACGGTCGATTCGTAAGTGTCGCCGTGCTAATTGGCCGTTTTGCCTTTTTGGACCGCGTAGCAACAGGGTTCATGCTGATAGCTGTAGTGACCTCGCGAAAGCGCGGCATGTTCCTTAACCCAAATCAAAGTAGCGCGTATTTGATAACCTAATTTTTCAATCCCTTGCATTACCTTCAAGGAAAGCCCACCAGGAGCATGCCAGACATAAATCACTGGCACCATCACGATCTTAAATGAATCGGACCAGTCGAATTTAGAATCACCATCTGCTCCCTGACTCATATATTCAGTTCGCTTGACTCCAAATGGAGTAGCTTCACGCCATTTAGGATCGTACTCCACGCCATAGGGCGGATCAGTTACGAGCACGCTGGGCGTGACGCCAGAAAACAGCCGCGCGACATCCGCAGCATTGCAGGCGTCGGCGCAAATCAGCCGATGCGGGCCCAGCGCCCAGATTTCGCCGAGCTTTGACACCGCGACCTTTTCGAGTGGCGGCGTATCGTCCTCGCCTTCACGTGGTCCGTTGAGTCCGAGGATATCATCGAGCTCGTCCTGATCGAACCCGGTCAGGCTCAAATCAAAATCCAGGTCGGCTAGCTCGAGCTTTAACGCTTCAAAGTTCCAGTCGCTATCCAAGGTGAGCCGGTTATCGGCGAGGCGATACGCGCGTTTCTGGGCGCTCGAGAGGCCCGACAGGCGTAAGCATGGCACCTGGGCCATGTTGAGCGCCCTGGCAGCCAACAGGCGGCCGTGTCCGGCCAATAAGGCGCCCTGCTCGTCGACCAAAATGGGCACAGTCCAGCCGAACTCTTTAATTGAAGCCGAAATCTTAGCGATATTGGCCTCGGAATGGACCCGAGCGTTACGCGGGTAAGGCGTTATTGAATCGATGGGCAGCAGTTCAACGGTTTGTTTTTTCATAGGACACCCAAAAAGGTGCAACAGGATGAAGGTGACTAGGGCCCAGCAAAAGGCGCCGGCGAGCAGGCAAAGGGCGAGATGTTTCAGGGGCATGTTCTACGTGGAACGTTGGCACTGAGTACGAAGTTGGCACGCTATTAGCTAACGGTTTACTGCAATAATGCTAAAATGAATTCTTACAGTTCTTACATTTAATGCACCTTGCTGCTACTGCAATATATCCCTTAGGATATTGCAGTTGCAGTAGCTGGTGCACCTGCAGTTGCAGCGATTTATTTCTGCACCTTGACGTTCCATCGGTCGTTGAGTTTGGACTTAAAAACCCGGTTGGCTTTCTTGAGTGCGCCTAATTTGAGAAAAAAAGTTCGCTCTTTCCATCCGAACTCTTCAGCGGCCTTTTCTTGCAATTCTTTGGTTGAAAACTCGTCGTCATTTTCCCGGATCAATTCGAATAGATCCTCAGGATCGAAAACCTGGTGGCGTCCGCGGATCTTTTTGATTTTCGCCGGATCCAGGTCAGTTCGCACCATGATCGGCGCCTCCCATCGCACGACAAAGGAATCGATTGGCGGGTGGTCCCGGATAATGAAATCCAGCGTAAAGGCCAGGTTCTCCTCGTGCTTGGTCAAAGTGATGACGTCGTCGGCATCCCGAACGATCGTGCCAGCACCGCTGATCCGGTCCTCGGGTTCCTTCGATGCCTGGTTACCCTTAGAGAAATGAATGCCGAAAGCGCTCGTGATATCGCGCTTATTGACCTCGTCAAAGCTGCGCAGGACGGCACCCATGTGCGTCTGGCTGTTTTCATCCTCAAGCTGTGAGAGCAGCCGATAGAACGGATCGATAAAAATAATATCGATACCCAGATCGTTACAGCGCCGGAGCAACTCGGTTACCAATTGTTCCCTGGAGAAGGCGAAGTCGCGCAGATTCCAGATAAAAAAACTCGATTCGGCCAGTGAGATATCACGAACGCGGCGAATTTCGGCCAGTCGGCGTTGCATGTAATATTCTTTGAGCTCGAGGTTTACATACAGGACTCGAGCCCGGTGTGTCTCGAATCCAAGCCAAGGCGCACCGGCGGCCAGCGACACGGCCAGATCACACTGGAGCCAAGTTTTAAAGGTTTTCGAGCCGCCTCCAAACAGGATTCGTGAACCGCAATCCAGGAGATTGGTGATGAGCGGCTTGGGCTTAGCCATTGGCAACTTGGCAAACGCCAGGTACTCGACCGTTGCCGGCCATTCTGGACCACGAAGTTCATCACCCTGTTGCCGAAAAACATCAAATCGGTCGCCTTTATCCTCCATGAGATGGCTTTCATTTCCGTACGATTTTCACTTCAATGACATCTAGAATTTCTTCCGATTTCCAAGCGCTGACCCAGTAGTGGCGCCCAGCAATTTTTGCCTCCCCGGTAAAATCCGGATCACTCGGTTTGCGCTTGTTTTTGTTCGGCAATAAATGCGCGTGGCCGCCCATAACACGGATAACCGGTTGTGGCGGATCTAGTGCACGATTATGGGCATAGGTCTTGAGCGTCTGGAGGTAATGTGTAAAGATTTCCTCTTCGGCCTCCGGGCTACTGAACCCGTAGCGATACTCTTCGAAGACGGCGTTTACGCCGAGTAACCCGCCACAGTCCTCAAAGTGACCGAGCTCGCGCAAGACCTGCACAACGCTGGCAAAGTCGCTTAGCCCCAGCTCGCGGTAAGCCAGGTCGATCGCTTCGAGGATAAAGCGCAGCTCTGGCCTCGTGATATGGATTTGCGGGTCGAGCTCGCGATAAACTACGGCAACCCGGTGCGGTGCCTGGAAACAGAGCGCTACCAGGGCCTGCTCGATCTCGGGCGCAAAGATAAAGGTTGGCGGCGCGGCTTCATCGTTCACGGTCGGCGCCTCTGGTTAGTATTGAGTGCCAACTTGGCGCTACATCGAGTTGACGCATGAGGTTGGCGGTGATAAAACTCTGGGGCGTATTGGGCATTCATAGTTTTCGAGAGGCATGAATGCCGCTTCGCTCGCTACTCCATCAGCACCAAAGGCTCGGGGATGTAACCTCCCCGGGCCTTTGCGCTTTTGGGGTACGCGCGAAACGGGAGGGAAAAACTTAGCACTCGCTCGCAACCGTAGTCGAGTTTTTTAGCGGCTTTTTTCCAGCGCCCGCCATGATGCCCTGCCGGAAGCGCGAAACGCGCCAGAATCGGCCCACAGGAACGCCACTGGCCGATTTAGCTTGTGCCCGTGGCGAAGTTGAGCCACGATTGGCTAATCGTTGCTTAAAACTTGTCGGCCCGCTGCTCTAGTGGCAGCGGGTCTTTTTTTGCCGCAAACAAAACGAAGCCGACCCCGGCAGGAATCGGCTCCGCTTATGATGAAACATGAACTCTTGCCAAACTAAACTCGGCCAAGCTAAGCGCACGGGAGCGTTTGAGGCAAGCTTTACTTGCGTCGACTGGCCCGAATAGCGCCCCAGAGCAGGAGCGCCAGGATCAGCATCGAGAAGGTGTGCAGCATGACGCTTAAGGTTTGGTTGTGAAAAACTTAACGACTGTGCCGATTATGCCCCAGATGGCTGCTGCCGCCAAGGCTATGACCATGCACAGGAATTGGAATCCGAGGAGTGCGAGCCCGAGTCCAACGACTAAAGCGCCTGCAGTTACGAGAAAGCTAAACATAGGCGTTATTGACCGAGTTGCGAGACGTGGTGGATGTGGTTGGCTCTCATGTAGGTGGCGATCTGGGTAACTTGCGCGTCGCTCGCCTCGTTATAGCCCAAATCGTGCAGGTACATTTTGATCATCGGCTCGCTATCGTAGCGGTCACCGATTTCAGGGACTGGATCGCCGTCAACCAGTTGATCAACCGCAAGAGTGCGTTGCGTTTCCGCGTTGCGGTCCCCGTTGGCCTTTAACCAATCGTTATACATTGATCTCATATGTGCATCACGCGGAATCAGCGCATTTTGGGCCAGTGTTTTAAACCAGGTCTCCAAAGCCGCTTGATCACGAGCTCTCGCAAAAGCCAAAGTACGCGCATCCTCTTCGGCATGGGTAGAATGGATCATGATTTGCGGATCATCCGCTTTGACGCTTCCCGCGAGTGCGTAGGCACCCAAGGCCAGTAAAAAAAATCGTTTCATCATGCTCCTCTAATACGACCGAGTAGCGGTAAAATTAAGCCGATTCCGGCCGGCCATCGAGCGGATCGGCAGCTCGGGCTTTAGCCCCGCGTGCTTGAGCCGGTTGTAGTGCGCGTCACAGAACCCACGCGCTTTGGCCGGACGCAGGCAATCGGCAATGCTGCAGCGTTGCCACCGGCTCATTCGGCCGCATGGCGCAAATCGCTATGATAAGGACACTGGGGATCGATCAAAGCCCGCATCCAATAGCCATCATCGCAAGTACACCATTGTGGCCGGGCGACCTTGCCTTGCTGCCGTAAAATATGTTCTGGAGTTTCGTCGCTCATGCCCGTTCCTTGAGCGGCCGCCCGTCTCCGTCCCGCGCGACCTCCGGCCCACGCAGTAACCGGCGGGTTGCCTTGAGCAGTTGGTACGTCACGTACAAGAGCCAGCCGAAATAGACCAGCAGGCCGCCTACCACGATGGAAAGCGCGCACACGATAATAAAGACGACATCTTTCAATCCTTTAAGCGGCCGGCAACAACGCAAGCGCCTCCTGGTGGGATTTTTCCAACGCGCGTAGTGCCACAGGGCCTTCCTCTGCGGCGATCGCGCGAACTGTAACCAGGCCGCCCTCAATGGATTCGAGGATCTCCTGCCGGTTAGCGGATCGACCTTCCCGGAACCAGAAGGTTTGCTCAGGCGGCCCGAGGCGAAAGAGGAAGCCGCCCATCTGATCGGGCACCGGCCAGTAGCTTTTGGTCACCCATAGAAGGGTCACGCCGGGGTTGCGATCGAGGCCGAGCCCATCGGGCTCACTGGTGTCTTCTGGCAGGTCCCGCGTGCGGCGGTGCATCTTTGGCATGGCGAGAAACGGGCACGCCTTGGCGGCAAAGATCGCGCAGTCCTTGTGGCTCGGGGGTTCGGAGCTGATCCGGTTGAGCGCGCACATCGGCCCGATCACGAAGACTAGGTACTGGCCGAGCTGCTGGCCACAGATCCAGCATTTTCTTTTATGGTAAGCTTCTTCGCGTTTACCGGGCCCGATGCAGCGAAAATCCGGTTTCCCGTCGACCCAAGCAACAAACCACGGCACGGGCCGATCGTGCTTGTCAATTGGTAACTGGGAGATGCGGCCGGGGATCTCAATAACGTCTTTCATTGGTTTAGACAGTGGCTCAATCTATCGGGTTGGAGTACGGCCCGCTCTTGTCCGCGCAGTCTTGAGCAGCATTGCGGCGCCGCGTAGGTTTTGGCAAGATCAGCTTGAACCCGCATTTCGGGCAGAACCAGACACCATCTTCGCCCAGCTGGAGTAATGCGATGCACTCACTTTGCTTTTGGGTCATCTGAGAATGCCTCCACGACCTCGACCGCCTTCTCATAGCACTCGAGTATCTTGTAAATCCCGCCCCGGGCTTCGTGCCGGGCACGCCAGGTTTCCTGTTTAGCCGAGAGTTCACCGCCGAGGCGTTTGAACTCGATCGCTAGGCCTACCCGGCACCCGATGATAAAGTCCGGTACACCGAGGTTAGCGGTCGTGCGCCGGTCGGTCCGCGAGTGGCAATAGGCAAATTCGTTTCTATCCAGGTAGCCCAGGAACTTGTTATGTTCTTCGCGTTCCAGCTCGAGTCCGGCTTTAAGCATGCGCTCGCTCGTAGTGCGCCCGTATCTGCGGCGCTCCTTTGGATCGGCAATTTTGGTTAGCATGTGATCGGGTAGAATCAAAGAAGATTTTCCCTCTCTGCGCCCGGCCGCCTTCTCGAGCTTTTCTTTACTCATTTCTTTCGCTCTCGTTTCTCGATTGTTACTTTGAGCGGCAAATCCGCCTGCGCGGTATCGATTGATTCCTCGACGGAATCCTTGATCCGGTGACTGAAGGAGATTGATGTTTTAACGGTCCGCTCGCTGCCTTCGTAGCTAAGCGTATGGCTAAAGGCTAATTTGATTTCGTCCTCGCCATCACGGTAGGAATCAATGTCGCTCCAGTGATCCTGGAGCAGGCGGCTAGTTTGCGCGGCGATCAGCCCGATTAACTGTTCGTGTTCGGTGGGAGTGGTGGTCATTTCTTTAATTCGAGAGTTGTGATTCGGCTATGCAATTCGCTGCACTGTGAAAATGTGGTCGTGAACACTATAGAGATAACGAAGGCGACTGCCGCCGCAACAATTCGGTTAAGCCATAATTCCGATTGTTTGTAGTATTTATCTCTGTCCTGCTGTTCATGCTCCCTTTCCAGATCACTTTTCAGCGAGCGAATCGCGCTCTCAATTTTGCTGCTGATCGCTTGTTCACTAAGCGGCAAAATTGGTTTCAATTCATCGCGCAATCTCATTTCACTCAGCTTGATCATGCTGCTGACAAAGCGCTTAGTTGCCGGTTGATCCTCAGCATCCGCCGCCGCTCCGGGTTCCGCACTCATGGGGTGCAACTAAATTGTTTGAAGTTCTTATCGGTACCATTAATCAAGAGTCCACGGATGGTTTTATTGGTACCGTTCATTACTTTCCATGTTTTTGTTACTGAATCTTGATAAAGATATTTCTGTGATTCCAAGCATCGCAGAGTACGGTGCAAACTCTCCTTAGGAATCTGCAATCTATAAAGATCTCCGAAAGACAATCCATCCTCGGAGTTTCTGACCGCTTTGAATATGTTCGCAGCCCATTTCAGTTTTCGCGCACGCTTCTTAGCTTTTACAGCAACGCCGTTCAAATGTTGCGGCTTAATCCAAAGACATTCCTGCCGGAGATCCTTGGCGTTAGTCTGGGCGTCCCGAACGCACAGCTCCCAACCACCGTAAAGCTCTTCGTACAGTTCGCTTGGACAGCTTGAAAGCACGACCGCACCTTGAGCCTGACGCAACACTGCCGCCAGCGCGCGATGAGATTCCTCATCCATCATCTCATGGCGGTAAAGATTCTTTTTGCGCTTTCCAAAATAGGGCGGATCGACATAAAAAAGCACCTCCGGTCCATCGTACTTTCTGATCAGCTCGATTCCATCCCGGCACTCGAAGATTACGCCGCGGATTCGCTTAGCAACTCTATCTAGAAAGCGTTTCCGTTCTTCAAACCGATCCAGCAAGGTGCGTTTCCGTTCCCCTACCCGTTTTTGTGTTTTAAAAGTCTGCGAATGGCTCCAGGTCGTATTGTTCGCTTGAAAGAATCTGCGCGCTAACTCAACGGTGTTCTCCGTCAGCTTCTCATCAATCACTGCCGAGTATAGACAACCGTCAATTGCCTCTACCAACTCAGGCTTGCTGGCCAGCGTTTGGAAAAACAGGACGAACTCACGATCCACATCGTTGTAAACTTCCAGCTCAGACCGTTCTTTAGCTAAGAGCACCGCCGCACTACCGCCGAATGGCTCGCAATAAAGCTGATGTGGTGGAAAATGGGAAATAATCCAGGGGGCAAGTCTGGTTTTCGCGCCTGCTACATTAAGTATCTGCATACAGCTCCTTAACGAAATTCAAATTCGTCAGTCACCGAGTACCAGACGTTATGCCCCAGCTTTAAGAGCTGACCATCAATGCGGTCGCGCACAAATCCCCGCGGAAACATCGCGCTTAGCTGTTGATCGACGTGATTAAGGAGGAAAGGAATCTCGTGCCCTGGATGGTTCATCTGGCAATCAGCCGCCATAATCCGGAGCATGACCTCGAGATGATCCTTGTGGACTTCAAACCCGAACGGTTTATGGCCTGGGCGGAAAACGCCGCGAACAATATTAGGTGCCAAATCGTTCATAAACTCGCTGGTGGCATGCGGTAAACGCGCTTTCGCCGAGGATTCGAAAGCACTTCGGTAATAAGTCCGTAAATCTTCAGAAACGAACAGTTCACCTGGCGCGAGTGCATTGCCCAAAGCTTCTAGACGTTTGGTCCGGCTTAAATCCTTAATGATTCCGATCACCTGCCGCTTAGCCAAAAAAGCTTTGTAAAGCCTGACTGCCTCATCAAGGGCGGCAGACCATTCATGAATGATTGGACCATCGAGAAAGACGTAGGGTTCGTTGATTTTTTCTAATGCGTGGACGGTTTCCCAGTAACGTAAGACGGCGGTGGGCTTAATTGAATCAACCAGTTCTTCTTGCCGTAGGATGTATTCCTTGGTTCCTGCGGTTTGCTCCAGCTCTAGCAAGGTTGACCAGACGACCAGGTACTGGTCAATTTTGCGGCGGTAGGAAACTGAACCTACGCCACAGCAGAAAGCTTGGACGGCGCCAAAATGCTGCATATCCAAGACCGTGCGACCGTCAACAGCAGCCACCTCTCCCGCCAATAGTTCCGGCGCTGAACTTTGAACACCAAACTGCATTTGATGCAACCGGTCTGGATACGCCTCGATATGCTGCCGAGCACGTTTTGCCGCGTCCATGGCAGCTGGACTAGTTAACCCGGTGATGATTGAATCAGTGACTAAACCTGGATTAACTAGAAAATCGTTATATTGATTTTCGCGACTGTTCCGAATCAGGAGTTCGAATGAGGAAGGCTGCTTTGTTGCACTCACAGAAATTTTCCTTTGTTATCGATCCGTTCGAGCTCGCAGGGCGAGGGCGCAAACGCGACCGAAAGAATCGCTGGAGAATCGTCCATCTTTACCAAGCCTTTTCCGCGGGCTAACCGAGTCGACCGCTGGGCAAACTCTTCGCCCATGGCCTGCGTCGCGTCCTTGGCCACTCGCAGATTGTTCTGTTTCATCACGATATGGGTGCAAAGATTCTGCATCACATCGGGAGGTAGCTGGCTGGCATTCTGAAGCGAGAGCACAAGCGCATGATTACGGCTACGCCCTTCACGCACTGCGGTGTTGAATGCGCCGATTAACGGTCCGGCAAAATCGCTTTTATTATCAAAAATCCGGCTGGCTTCATCGATAATCTGGGTAATCCCGATAGCGTCATCATTTTGGCAATACTCGAACCCGGATCGAAGAAAATATGCCACAATCATGGCGTGATCACCGGGGTTACGGATCGATTCCAGGCTCACATGCACAAGCCGTTCCGGCGTAACGACGTTCCTAAAATCGAATTCCTCAACTAGCCGACCACTGCCTCCTCCAAATGCACCAGGCTCGAGATCCACCCCAACCGCGTCAAGCCAGGTTAACCGGTTCCGGCGTTTACGGACTTTACTGATTACTGAATCGACCGTCCGCCCGTCCGTGCTGCCGCCATTTGGCTGGTTTTTGCCGCCTCTCCGGCCTTTTTCCACTGTGGCTAAGACGTCATCAATCGTGTAATGATTCCAATTCTCCGCGAGCATCCGGCGTTGTAATTCGGAAGCAGCTGCTTCAAAGGCTTCAAACTGCAGTTTCTCGCGCCGATCCTGGAAAAAGAGGCTAGCCAGTTCATCCGGCTCAAAGCTTGAGGCCCAGAATCCAACGACTTTGTGAACCCGCTTCTTATTGCACTTCCCATAGAATCCGATCGAGTAAACATTGTTAAACCCGTGTGGAACCTTCTTTAGATGGCTGAACGTGTTCCATATTTTAGTTACCGCCCGGTCGCTATTAGACTCTGCGATCAACCGGAAATCCGGTTTGCTGTCATACAGGAAAACGCAATCCCCGTTAGCAAGCGCTTGATCCGCAACGTTCATAATCACGTTGCTTTTACCTGAATTGGTCGCTCCGCTAATCATGACGTGAGAGTCGAGCATCAGTTCAGTCAAACAGAATGGTGTGTTAGCGGCGTTGGTGTTTATCCCGATAGCGTTAGAGCCGCAGATTGACCGTTCCATATAGACTGGAATCCGAAGATATCTGACAACATCTTCTGCAGTCATCGTATTGACTTGAGCGCCTCCAGCCCATCGCGTTTCGATCTCGCCCATCTCGCCATCAGTGATTTCGCCGCGGACTTCGACTTTAATGATATGGGCAATTTCACCTGGCAGAATCCCAGGATTCTGCGCCATCAGTTGTGCCAAGTTAAGCAAAGCTGGTGAAGTCGGGTCCTGGTTGGAACGATGAATCGGAATCGGTGGTTGGGTCAATTGCCCAACCCAATGCGTTAGTTTGTTCGCAATCCATACGTAATCACCGGACTTGAAATGTTCGGATTCCTCACATTGAGCCAGGATAAAATTTGGATCAGCATCGATTGTTTCAATTAAAGTAAAAGCCATAAAATGTACGCCTCACGGCAGCTCGATCGTGACCAGTTTTTTTCCCGACACTCTTCGGAGCGAGGCCGCATTGGATTTCTCCTCAATCAAGCCGTTCAGGATCTCACCCATGCGCGCCTTGAGCTCTTTGCCGCGGAGCTGCAATTTCTTGCCCAGCGCTTTCTCGAGATCGCCCAGCCGGTAGTTGGCCGCGCCTTCGATATCGTCCAGCTCCAGCCATTCGCCTAAGCGTCGACGGGCAGCCTCCCAATCGGTCACCTCGCGTCGAACCACCCCAGGCACCATCGCATAACGCGGCAGATCGTAGCTAGGATCTTCAGTCAGTCGGCGAGCGTAATATTCCCGAATCGAATCCAAGCGTTTCTGGAGCACTTCCACTGAATCAAGTAATTCGGCACCGATCTCACCATCGGGCAATGCTTCAACTTCCCTCATCGCTGGGGCAAGACTCTTGACCGCCTGGCACACATTGATTGCCGGACAATACCGGCATGCCTCCGGGCTTGGAGAGAGTGGCGCAAGAGGGTCTTGGATAGCCCGCAGCGTCGCCAAGATATCAGAATAGGCCTTGGCAAGCGCCGGGTAATCATATGTAGCCTCGCTCACCCCGTAAGGCCCGCTAATGACTTGTACGATCACCTTGCACAACGTCCGCGGCAAGTTCAACCCTACTAAGACTGCTAACAGCTTCATCTGGCTATTTTGCTCGGCCGAATCCGGCTCAGCCCACCCGGTCTTGAAATCCTGTACCAGCGCGACGGTGGGCGTGTAAACGCACCGATCGAACCGGCCGCTAGCCAATTTCTGGCCGTTGACCATGAGCCAGAGCCGTTTCTCGGCCAACTCTAAAGTCGGCTCATCGCCAAAAATCCGATGCACTTGATCGGTTGCGCGCTCCTGGAGAAAATCAGCAGTCGATTGCTCGGAGTCATCGAGCTTAATTTCGGTGCCGTCTTCATCGACCTCGCCGGCCAGATAAGCATGGATAAGCGTACCACGTTTGGCTGCTGGACTGCCTACGTGCGCCTCCTGATTTAATCGTTTGGCTTCCTGCTCAAGCTGAAAAGCTCCTGTACAGAGCTCGTATCTTCTGAAAGCCGAAGCGCTTGGCAACCCTTCGCGTTCATCAATCATAGCAGCCCCTTTTCCTTGCACTTGCGTATAATCCTACGTAGGAGACCATGCCACGCTCGATGACAAGTAAGACACAGCGGCTCCACTTCCCACGGCTTATCATAGTCAGGATGATGCAGTTCGACGTTTTTACGGCTGCCGCACTTCTCGCATTCCAATAGGCCCAGACACCGCTTAGCAGCAGCTATATTTTTATATTCCATAACTAAAAAGGGATATCATCGGGTGCTAGATCGTCCCCGCCGGCCGCCGCTTGAGCGGCTTTTGCGGCTTTCTTAACCTCGGGCTCGCTATAGCTTGGCGGCGGCTGTTCGGCGGTTGGCCCGACCTGTTTCGGACGATGGAACCATGCCACCTTGTTAACCTCTTTGCCGGCCAGCGATCCTTGGCTAGCAATTTCTACTTTCAGCCGGCATTTGCCTTTGGCGCCGACTAATCGTTTCCAATCCGGCTCTTCGCCGATCTTCGGTACCCGATTAACGGCTAAAAGGAATTCGGCAATGCCGTCCCGCTTTTCACCGTTCTTGTCCGTCCCGCACCACGGGTTAGCGAACACCGGTACACCTTGCGGCTGAATGCTTTAGCTTGACCGGCAAAACGTCGTTGCCGCTCTTTGGATTAGTGTACGGCTCGTCAATCTCAGCCACCACAAACTGGTAATCACCTTCCGGCAACGCGCCAAAAACGCGCTGCTCGGGTTCACCTTGATAACGATAATTGCTCATCGCTCGTAAAATTTATTAATGCCAGCCTCAAGCGCGGCCCAGCTGAATTCAATCGGTGACTCTAAATCGAATCGGTTCTTGGCGATAAATCCGGTCCCCGGTTCAGTCCAGAGCAGCCGATCGCCGCTCACGATTCCCCTGCCTTTGCGCGCCTTGGGCGAATCCTTCTGGATAGTCGTATCGAGCTGGGCGAAGAGCACCGTATCGACCGCTTGATAAACAATCGCTGCGCTTTTCTCTTGCAACCTGACTTGATGCACGTCGTAGGGTGCCGAAAGGGACGGATCGGCAATAGTCTTGATCATCGAATGCGAGATCAGAATGACATTCATCCGTTCGCTCATATCGGTGAGTTTATTTAGGAGACCAACCCAGAGCTCACGAGCGCGCTGGAATCCTTTGCCGTATCCGCCAGCGAACTGCTCAATGCTGGTGACCTTCCCTTCCTGGCATACCCGCCCAAAGATCAGTAATTCAGTGCCGTCAATCGTATCCAGTACGGCCGTTTGGTAGTCGTGTTCTTCCTTGTCAAGCGCATCGACTTGCTCGTAAAGCGATTTAAAATCTTTGGGAGCCGGCAACTTGGCGACGTTCAATTGGTCAAGTCCGCGCTCGGTAGAAATAAAGATCGGCTTTGGCGCGCCAGCGGCCCACGTGCTTTTGCCTATGCCCGGCTGACCGTACAGAAGCGCCATCACCGGCCGCTTACGTTTGCGTACCGTCACCTGGTTAAGCACGCTTGCCTTCTTCGGCTTAGCCGCCTCCTCGGCCGCCCGCTCGGCAAACGGGTTAACTTCGGTTGCCGGTTCAATGGTAGTGGTTTGGTTGTCGTTATTCATGGGTTAGGCAATGAAAAATGTGGCATCGTAAATGGCTTCAAAATAACGTCGGCCTTCCGAATGCTCCGGGTGTAAAAGCCACAGGCTTTTCAGCACACGGCGAGCGCGCCAGCGATTATCAATTTGAGCGATGCGAGGATGTCGTTTCATGGTTATTACTGAATACGACTGAGTCGTACTAAACTTAAGGACTTTTCCCGTCAGAGTTGACCAGTCGCCGAATATATTGTGATACGGTCAGATCGAGGCTTTCAGCCCGTTGCCGGATCAGCGGTTTAAGCTCTTCCGGAACAGTAATTGAAAGTTTCTGCACGGGAACTTTGTGCTTTGTTTTCATCGTACTGGGTCGTATTGTCATGTTGTGACCGTTATTGAAGCATTGAATAAATTGAAGCTCGCCGGCTTACCCGATAAACAGGCGGAAGCCATTCTTGAAACTTTCGAGGAGCGCGACCGTTCATGGTTCGAAAGCCACTTTGAAAGGCTGCGAACAGAAATGGAAAAGATGCGACGCGAATTGCAGACGGAGATCGAAAAGGTGCGACGCGAATTGCAGACGGAGATCGAAAAGGTGCGACGCGAATTGCAAGCCGAGATCGAAAAAATGCGACGCGAATTGCAAGCCGAAATTGAAAAGGTGCGTACCGAAATCAAGGACGCCAAATTCGAGATGATTCGCTGGATCGTTGGCACCGTAATCGTTGGGACTCTCATTAGCCATTTCTGGAAATGACTACCAAAAAAAACGCTGGCCGCACCTACGTCTCCCTCTCCTTCAGTTGCCCGCCCGAGATGGAAACCGCCATCAACCGGCGTTGTGTGGAGCTCGGCCTCGATAGCCGGAGCGATTATCTGCGCCGGCTCTTTGAGCGCGACCTGATCGCAGTCGGCTTGTACAATCCTCGCGACATCGGGCGCGATGCACCGCCACGGATCCGGCGTGGTCGCCAGCCAAAAGCCAAAAAGAAATAACTGAGTGTTCATGGGACTGGGTTGCGGTATGGTCTCCATTTTTAATTTCCTTGGTTTTCCCACCAGATGAGAAAGGTTTTGCGTTTGAACCGCCAACCTCCACGTTTGCCGGCGACCTGGAACGCACCGGGAATCTGACCCGTGCGCGCCAACCGACTGATTGTCCGCGGATGAAACCTCATGATCTGAGCAAGATCAGCAATCGTCAATGGCGCCGACTTTTCGCTGAAAGGAGGAAGAAACAATTCGCTCATAACGGCCATGCAGGAAATCCGTGCATATGCCTTAATGGCCCTGATTTCAGTTCAGCCTTTTGCGCGAGGGACGTTTTCGGGTCACTTTTGGACCGATTTGGACCGATTCAGGGTCACTTTTAGGCGATTTTTTCCCCTTGATTTTTCCCAGTCGTTTCCTGGAACCGCTTAGCGATAGCCCAAGAACGTGTGCGGCATCCTTGGCGCTCATCTCGATCCCGAATTTTTGGGCGATAAGAAGAGCAAGCTGTGCAGAACCGCCAACCGCATTGATAAAATGGCTGCGAAGTTCCGGCTCGAGTTCGAGCAACTTCAGATAAATATCATCGAGCCGATCCACGATCGGGAACCCTGCGAACTTGGAAAACGTTTGCGTGGAAACGTGGTCCTGATTTCTTTTGATACTTAAGAAATCAAAAGCTCACTTGAAAATCACGCTTGCATTTCCGCCACAAAATAGGCACAAATCACAACGTTGCGCATTGTTGGTCATTACTGATCGACCCTGCGTATTGTTTAACAAAGGTGGACCACCTTAAAGAAACAAAAGAACGGCTCGGGGCTCACGATCCTGAGCCGTTCTCTTTTTAAAGAAAAAAGACAAGGCGGGGGAATCGCAGCTTCTTGTAAAGAAAAAAAGTCCCGTTTGTCCATGGTTGGAAAAAATCGCTATTCAAATCATGCCTCTATCGTTCGAGAGGCAACTGTCAGGAATAGGAATCTTGGATGCGAACCGCAAGGAAAATTCCTGAATTTTCTGTAATAATTAGATATATTGCAACTTGCATGGAATGCATACACAATTCTAGGCAATTATTGGCAATTCTTAAGTCGCGTAGAATTTCAATGCATGGCTTGGTTTTTCTCGGAAGCGCTTTATGCCTAGGAGAAAACGAGAAAAGCGGAACATTAATTTACCAACTTGTCGGGCATCGGAAACTGAAGAAGCCAGACTTCACGAACTGGCTGAACAATTTGGATATGAAAAACTTGCGCAGCTTTGGCGTCGCATCATAACCCAATTGATTGAACAAAGCGAAGGAGGTCGAGAAATTGAACCGCCTTTGCGCTTTGTTGAAAAAACAAAACCCGGCACCGAGAAATCTTCTCAATACCGGGGTAAGGGATTGAAATAAGCCTAAACTGCGATCGAAATGATCTTTGGTGAACTACTGGGCCGGATATCGAACCAAGCTCTACCGATCCCTGGCTCAAGCAATTGGGTATAGAACCGTTTGATTGTTGCTTCGAGATCCCCGCACGCCTTTGCCACGTCGCCAGCACTCCGGAACGTTTGGGCATAAGACGCATATGAATTGCGGAGACCGTTTTCAGGAAGATCAATCTCGAGCGCCTTGAAAAGTTCCCGAGTCAACTTGGTATGGGTCGATTGCCAAATGCTGACGACTGGGCCCGAGATTCCTTTGACCATGAGTAACCACTCCTTGGCGGCCGGCTCGAGCGGAATCAGCCGACGCCGATCTGCGGCTCGGGTTTGTTTGGCGACCTCATCCCGGATCGAGATCAGATTCTTGTCCCAGAGAATATCTGACCAATCAAGAATCGATTGGCTGACCCGGTCGCGAAGGAGCTCGGCTCGGCGCATACCGGCGAGACCACCAAGCACGAAGTATGGAAGCAACCCGATGTAGCGCATTGTCGGAGATCCCCCGGCTTCAATCGGTTCCAAACCCGCGGTCACAAAAAGCAACCGACGGAAATCTTCAATATCGACGATTTCATTGTTGACCCCCCATTGATCAAGTGGCCGAATCCGTGCCATCAGATCAATTGCCAAGTAGCCTGATTCATACGCCCATTTGATGAATTTCCGCACGGCCTTGTAATGACTGCGGCGGTTGGATCCAGGCGGATAGTGTTCGAGGTATTGACGCAAGCCGATCTCAGTCAGCCGGCAAACATCGATGTTCTCGAATGCCATGCAAAGCTTGGCTAAACGTTGACGATCATCGTCGAGGGTGCGTGCTGCCCGATTTTCGTGCATCTGACGCTCAAGAAACTTTTCGGCCAGTTCAAATAAATGCGCCCGTTTGCTGACGTTTAAAACGGTTAAGCGATACTGCCGGAAAGCCTCCGGGATCTGTTCGATCGTCAATCCTTCCGTTTCTGCCATTGCAAGAATCGCACTTTGTCGCTCATTTAGTTGCGGTTTTGTGGAAGTACCGCGGCGACGAATTCGGGTAATCTCGGTATTGGCGAGTTCTTTCGTTTTAAAATACCTAACCTTTGGTTTCCCATCCTCATTGAAATAACCCGGGACATAGACCCGAAAATATTTACCGCCACGGTAAGATTGGGCTTTCATTTTCCTTGCACCTCCCACCAAGCAGTAAATTCCTTACGTTTGAAACGCCAACCGCCACGCTTACCGGCAATTTGGAATGCTCCGGCACCGGCAAGCTGCCCGGTGCGTGCGAGTCGGCTGATTGTCCGAGGATGATACCCCATAATTTCCGCAATTTCGCTGACCGTAAACGGGCGCGAAGCTTTATTGAATGGCGGGAAAAATAATTCATTCATAAGCCGTAACCAAATCGACGGGTCTACCACGTTACTTTAACCATAATCTGCGATATTAGAATCTGCAGTCTCTCAGCTTTCCGAAATGTACATATCAAAAAGATGGTCTACCGATCAAGTATTAAAGCGCTTCTCGAGAAGAAATCGGCTTTGGGTTGGGTGGGGCTCGAACCCACAACCAACGCCTTAAAAGGGCGCTGGCAACTGAATCACAAGTGGCTTGTTTAGAACGACTTGTTATTTAAGCGTTTGCCATGTAACAGCGTTTTTCGTGGTAGGATGCAACGGCAACGGTTATTGAAAAATCTTTTGTAGCAAGGTCGGCCCGTTCTTTTTGACCTGCCGAATCGTTTTGCTAAGCTGCTGACGTTTAGCCGCCAATGCCCGCTGCTCTGCCACTAGTTGGCGCTTATCCGATGTGGTCGCTACTTTTGCCGCCACTACAGTGCCAGTGCGGCTACTCGCTGCCGCCGCCCGGCTCGCCGCGTTGGCCGCTCCTCCTGCCGCGCCGGCCGCGTTCCGCGCAGCACCAGCAGCCTGGGTTGCCGCCATTTGGCTTCCGAGCGCGGCCTCCTTGGTCGCTTGTATCTGGGCCACCAGCAGTTCATTGGTCCGACTAGTGGTATCGAGTGTTTTTTGGATATCGGCCTGAGCGGCGTTGACGTTTCCGACAATGCGATCCAGGACAGCAATACTCGCCGTTACCTGTAATGCGCGGGTATGCTCGGCGGCTCGTGCGTTCACTGCCGCAACCTCCGCGATCTGGGCTTGGCGTTGCACCAGTTCAACCTCTTTGTTCTGCAGCGCGATAAGGTTTCTCATCGCTTTGGTCAGCGAATCGATTCGGGTCCACACGACCGCAAGCGCGATTCCGACGACCACGAGATGACAACCCCAGAACAGTAAATCATTAATCGCATCCTGGCTGAACCGGCGTTTCTTGTGGGGCGGCTCCACGGCGCCTCGGGCTTGCTCCTCAACGCGGAGCAATGTCGGCAGATTTTTCAATCCGTTCGAGGCGCCGGTCGATGCGATCAAAGATGACATTGTTCCTTTCAATAATTTTGCCCATCTCGCCCACCATGGTTTTTAAGCTGGTCACATATTCTTTGCGCTCCTCGTCATTGGCTGCCTGCAACTTCGAGAGATCTTTTCGCGTGCTCTGCAGATACAGCCAGCAGATCCCCAGCACCAGGACGAAGAGGCCAATGTTCAATGCCTGAATCGGCCAGGAACTGACCCGCTCGACTCCCTTAAGGGCCTCGTCAACCATCTCGGTGCCGAGCGCCAGATAGATTTGGTAGGCCAGAATAATCATCATGACGATTTGCGCCTTGGCTATGACGTAGATGACGCTGGGCGATCCAGAGGCCATTGGTTCTAGGCTTAGGCTCCCGGCGGCGGTTTGGCGATAAAATCGGCAATCACCTTCGGCAACGCGCTCGTCACCACAAATTGCACATCGCTGTCTTGCACGCTTTGCCCGCTCGGGTCGGCTTGCACCGCAGCTTGAATCGTTGGGTTCATCGCGACCGGCCACGCAAACGGGTTCCAGGCGACGCTTGAGTTCTTATTTGCCCAGGTTGCCCAGGCCAGCCGGTTGGCGTGGTCGGGCGTCGAAGGGTCTTCGTTCGTGATGTCTTCAACGTCATGAATGACGGCGACTTCGATCTGTTGTTGGACGCTCGGGATCTGGTACCGGAGCGCATAGCTTGAAGTGTAGGGAGTGCTCATAAGAATTGGTCACCAGCCGGTGTCTGCGATGTACTGCAAAGAATAAACCCAAGGCGTCGCCGGACGACTGCTAAGGTTAAAGCCGCCAAAACCATTTTCGCCGTAGTTGATAACTGCGCTAATCGTACGATCAACTCCATTGCTTAAATCTCGAATCGCGTTGCTCGCGCCGCTCACCGGACTCCAACCGCTGATGGAAACCGGTTTTTTAGCCAATGTTTTTTTAAATGCAATCCAGCCGTAAGCATCTCCGTTTGCAACGGCTGCAAAAGGCGGTGCATTATCTGACGTAATCGTGCCGTTCGGCGTGGCATAGGCATAACTTTTGGTAAAATATCGCAAACAATCGTCGTAGTTCTGCGTAAACGGGCAATCGATCGGGGTCGTGCACAGCGCTCCTGGCTCGTCCTGGATGAAGGCGGCAATAAACTGGCTATTTACCGGATTACCCGCAAAATTGCTCATTCCCGGCGCACCTATGAAATTGCCGTTTTGCCATGTATCGGCTGCCGGAGCCATGAAAGTGGAACCACTAGCCAGACAAATACTTAATTGATAACCGCCAACTCCTGGCGCCGAACTGAAATTTCCGCCGCTCATCCACAGCGGAAGATTTGGCAGGGGAATTAAGGTCCAGACACTCGCAGTCGGAATAGTGCACAGCTTGACTAAGCTTTTGGCGGAAGCAGGATCGCGTAAGGCCACCGCGAATTTCAGATTGGCCACATTGGAGTAAACCAATAATGACAATGAATGGACATCTTGGGATAACTCTCGGAATTGTGGACCTTCAACGACTTGATTTATAAATACATAATCGCTTGCTCCAAGTGTTGCCTGTACTGTGGAGACGACCACCTGAATGGCTGCACGGCTAATGAGAAAATTTGTACCCGGAAGGAGCGGCAACACCCCTGGAATAATTTGTCCGCAGGTCATCACCATTGTCCCAGCTTTATTAAGCGCCCATCTATCTATTCCACCCGAAACAACTTGAGTACCAGCTTGTTTCTGATCGACCTCAAACGTCGGGTTGCCCACCGCATTAAAGCTGCGCAACCGCACGCTCCAGATCTGCGATTGCGGCACCAAAATATGATTATCGGTCCCTAGCGTAGCGATATTACCTGCGTCAGTGGAAACCACATCAGGCGATGATACAGTCACATCCCCAGTGCCTGAATCCGCACCTGTGCTCGATAGAGTGATGCCGCTGCCCTGGACCAATTTGGCCACGACCGCTTGTCCGGCAGTAGTGATGTCCAGATCGGGTCTCTGAATAGACCCGTCTAGAACCTGCTTGCCTCGAATGGTGGTTATCGGCATCTGTTTATTTGAAATAACACGCTTTCAACCGATCACCGGTAGCTGGAACTAGTAACATGGTTATAGCGGCACCACTAATGGTGTAATCATTTCCTGCTCCTGGCTCTAGTAAAAGTCCGTTAAGAAAGATTTGTTCAGTTCCCACAATCGGGGTATTGGCCAGAGTGAAGGCCGTGTTGACGCCATTGATCGTTCCGGCGGGTGTTTCCCGGGTAACAAAGTCAGATGGAGCCATATAATCAGTTCCGGGTACGGCCGCCGAAATTGCTGTTCCATTACCCTTCAACATTCCAGTGACACCAGTGGAAATGGTAATCGCCGGCGTCGTTCCAGCATTAGCCACCGTGCCGGCAAAGCCGTTAGCCGTGACGACTGATACGGTGGTTACGGTCCCGGAGCCACCACCGGAACTATAGATGGCATCCCAGGTTCCCGCAGCAGTGCCATTGTTGATTAAGGTAAATATTGCGAAACTGCTTGCGGCCAATGTTTGGAGCAATCCACCACCATTCATATTAACCGTTACCGCGCCACTTGAACGGTTCATGACGACAAATTGATGCCCAACGGCCAAAGTCGTGGCATTCGGCAAAACAACTGTCTGCGTAGCAGAACCGGTGAACTGTTGGGTCTTTGCACTAGAAACTGTGAGCGTAGTCGTTGTCCCAGCAGTGGCCGTAGTTACCGCATTCTCAATAAAGTTGTTTGCTTGCAAATTGGCATTACTATCGCGAAACGCTACAGTGCTGGCCGTTGGCGCACTGGTTATTGGAACCGCCGTAGGCGTAGCAGGACTACCGGTAGCATTACCAATGACACTATTGGCAGCTAAGTTTGCCATCTTAGCCAGTGTAACAGCAGCATTAGCAATGGTTGTAGCTAAGGAAGCGCCTGGAGTAGTAACGTCTCCGGTCAGAGTTGGAAACTGTCCAGGTTGCAGAGTGCCCGTTAGCTGGGTGGCGGCAATCGATTTGTTCGTTAAGGTCTGGGCGGTACTTAGATCAACCGTAACCGCCGTGTTGATGGACAAGGTGTTGCCCGCTTTCTGCAAACCATTCCCCGCGATAACCTCCCCAGCCCCGGTAAACTGCGTAAACGACAGGGCCGTAACTCCAATGGTATAGGGCCACGTGGTCATCACCCATCCACTGCCCGCATTCGCCGTGCCTTCGCCTACAAACCAATAGGGACTGCGCACGGCATCGTTAACGTCGGCAAAGTCCGGTGTTCGCGTCCAGGCCCCGGCAGCTACGGTATACGAGCCATTCTGTGAGCCCGTAGTCTGCGCTATGCACAATACCGTATCGCCAGCCGACAAGGCCACGCCATCAACCGTCTGGGTGCCGCTTAAAACAAGGTTAGCTGATGCCAGGACCCGCACAGATTGTTTGGGCGCCAAGCCTTGGGCCACATTATCTACATAGTTTTTAGTGGCGGCATCGGTGGGTACCGTAGGATCGGCCAGACTCGTGATCTTTTGCGAACCCATCGACTGCGCTGCCGTAAACGGCGTTGCGCCGTCCGGCGTAATGGGCACTTTTGCCAACTTGGTCAGGGCAATCGCCGCCGCCGTAGCGACCTGAGCGTCAGCGATGGTTAATGCTTGGATCTGGGTTGTGCCGCGAATTTGTGTGCTAGCCATAATGCCTCCTTTACCGAAATTACATGTAATCGATGCTCAGACTGTCTCCTGGCAGTGGAGCACTAAGAAATTGGAAAGACTGATTGCCGGTTTCCACGTAATCATTAGCACGTCGCAGTCGTAACCCATTGAGAAAAACTGCCAACAAACCTGGAGTATAAGAATTTGCCGTAGTGTAACTCCGATTAGTTCCATTGATGCTTCCAGTCGGTGTTTCCCCCCAGATTGTTGCTCCTCCCGATCCCTGTGGCCCGGGCGGTCCCTGTGGCCCGGGAATGCCCTGCGGCCCCGGCGGTCCACCGCTGATCTCAATTGGTCTGATTGGCGGCAACCCAACATCAATCGTTGCTGACAAAGCGCCCGATTCAATTGTCGTCGGACCGTCCTGAACTACTTCGATAGTGGCGAGCCAACGGCTAATCTCAATCGGTCTAGTCACCACATCGGGCGCAACATCAATGTTGAAAGGCTCTCTCATGGCGAAGATCGCTGTGTCACCGTTGGTCTCAGCACGATTGTACCAGCCAATTCTGTCGTCCGATCCGTACCAGGAACCGAGATGCTTTTCAAATCCCAAAACGTTTGGCTCTTGGCTTCGACCGGTGCGGTTTTTGCGGCGGGAATGGTCAAAGAAGTTGCTCCGCTAGTACCGTCGCCAATCGTCCAATTATAGATCCAAAGGGCGTCTAGATCGGAATCTTCATAGCTGCGTTTCCAGCTGAACATGAAAGTGAATCCAGAGATATCCTTCGGCACGCCGATAACTGGCGGAGTCGCATCCGGATCAGGACGTGTATTCCAAAACTGGATAGGGACGGTAATCGGATCACCCTGAATGCCGAAAAGCGTTATATTAAAACCGTCATTCATAATGCGTATCCCAGAAGGTTACGGTAAAAGAACGTGTTCCGGATCGTAATGGCATAGGGATCGGCGGTCATCGGGTGTACGGGTAATTGATGTAAACGGCATCGAGAGCAATGTGAAAATTGGTCGTCGAAGCGGAATTTCGATAGAAGAAAACAATCGGCACCATCGGCTGACTTAAAGGCGCAACCCCGGTTGCCGAGCCAATCTGAGTACCATTAAGCCAAGCCGTCACGTTGCCTGCGGTATCAACTTTAAGCTCCCACCAACCATAACCGTTCGGAGTCGGGGTTCCGGCGGTGCAGTTAACGTAACTGATCGTCGTGCCTGGGTTGCCGTAACCGTTATTGAAATACCCGATCCGCAGAATTCCACTGTTGTTATCCGGCGAATACTCCAGAAATAGAGCCTCATACCAGTTTGCAACTCCGGTCGGGTGTCCAGCGGTTCCTTGCAGCCAGAGACCCGCCCGAAGGACATAGCCAATCCCGGTCGGTGGTAAGGATGCCTCTTCTAAAGCCAGCCGAAACGCAATATCACAGGTACCATAGCCAAGTAAGATTGAACCGTTAGCTGTCCCGCTATTCTTGCCACGAGCAACCGAATATCCGGAATTGTTAGCGGCCGCTACTCCGGTCGAAAGCTCAATAATGCCCTGAGAACGTCGAGTAGCATCAAGCCCGTAGGTAGAGCTAAAAGTAATAGCGCCGCCGCCCCCGCCGCCTTGGCCCTCCCATTCCTGAGGCAGCGTGGTGCCGCCTTGATACGCAGGGTTCCACAGAAAATCGTCATAAATAAAAATACCGTTGCGCGGATCAAAGAGCGTCGCTGTTCCGCCACCACCGCCACCGCCGGTCGGTCCGGTCGGCCCGGTCGCTCCGATTGGCCCAGGCGACCCAGCCGGTGACACCTGCGCGCCCGAGCTGATCACCGTTCCTGCCGCAGCGTTGCCGATCGTTCCGCTATTGGTCAAGACGGCATGAGTCGAGTCGGTGACAACCGACACACTGAGATAACCGGCTGTGGGAATAAAAAGGTTCTGCCCCTGCGCCATCCATGCCGTTGACGCCACCGTGACGGTGACCGTCGAGCCGCTGGTCGGCATCGTGAAGTTGGCCGTGGTAGTCGTAAACGCGCTCGTGCCAGCTTGCCCGTTTAGCCCCGATGGAACCACCCCGCCACCGCTGGCGACCGTCGCGCCAGGTGCCGCGTTGCCGCTATAGCCCAGATTCGTCACGACCGCGTGATTAATGTCCGTGACAGACGCAACCGTGTAATAGCCGCCACCTAGGATAAAAACAGCTTGCCCGACCACCATCCAGGCCGTGGTGCCAACATTAATCGAGACCGTGGCAGCCGCGGCAGGCTGGGTAAAACTCGCGCTTAAAGTCGTAAAAGCGTTTAAACCCGCGCCACCGGCACCTGCCGGCCCGATCAAGCCACCAGGCGATACGTGGACGCCGGAGGCAATCGTCGCGCCTACGGTGGCGTTTCCCGGATAATTGAGAGCCGTTGCGCTAAAGACTGTCGGACTTAATATGCTCGCGACCTGGAAATAGCCGGCCGAAGTTATGTAAATGACCTGACCGGTACTGAGCCAAGCCGTGTTGCCGATCGTAACATTCGCGCTTGCGGCCACCGCGGGCATCGTGAAAGAGGCACTGGTCGCATCATAGGCGTTCGCCCCCGGGGTACCGGTCGACGATGGGCCGGCGATCCCGCCCGGTGTAACCATCGCCCCCGAGCTAATCACCGTCCCAGGGGCCGCGTTGGTCAGTGGATACGCTAGATTGGTCAGCACCGCGTGCGTCGCATCGGTGATCGATGAAACCGAATAGTAACCAGCCCCGGCGATAAAGACCACGTACCCGGCGCCGCCTAGCCACGCTGTTGACGCTAAGCTTACTGCAACCGTCGTCAACGCGGCCGGTACCGTGAAGTTGGCGCTCGTGGTGCTAAAAGCGTTCTGGCCCGGAGATCCGCCGCCGCCGGTGCCGCCGAGCGACGTCCAAGGCAAAATCGCCGCACCGCTCGTGATCGTGGTGCCGCTGCCGGCATTCCAGGGATCGCCCAGGTTCTGGATCGTGACATGAGTTCCGTCCGGCACCACCGTCACTGAGTAATAACCGGCAATCGGGATCCGTACCCATTGACCAACCACGAAAGCACTCGAGCTCGAGACCGTTACGTTAACCGTGCCACCGGAGGCCGGAGTCACGAAATTGGCCGCGACGCTCGCCGCGATTGAAGCAAATTGCAGATTCCCGGCGCTGGAAAGATTGATCGTGGTCCCGTCGACCGGGATAGCTGCCGCAATTAATTTAGCCGAAGAATTCAGGCCAGCGTACCCGCTCGCCACCCCTTTGCGCGTAAGCAGCTCCAAGAGCGACGCATCCGGATAAGTCTGGATGACATTCGTTGCGGCGATCCCGACGTTCGTACCGCTAGGAATCACGGTTGCCGGCGCAGCGTTGCCAGCGCCACCCGTGTTCTGGGCAACAAAATCGGTCGCGTTCGTGATCGAAACGACCTGATACGCACCGGCACCCGCCCCAATCGCCAGATTTAGCCCAGTAGAGAGCCAGCCGGTGTTATTGATCCGGACCGTGACATTCGCGTTGACCGCCGGGGTCGTGAACGCGGCAATCGTCGTATCAAGGATCGTCTCGCTTAAGAGTGAACGCTCAACCGTAAAGGCGATATCTAAAGTGCGCGCGATCGTGCCGAAGCTGGTCTGGTACCGAATCTCGCCAACGCAAGTGATTGACGCTTGAGCCCCGATCGCCGCGGCCATCTGAACCGTATTAAAGTTCGGGTACCCGACGTAGGTCACTCTGGATTGTGCATCGAGTATTCGCGAGAAACTGCTGTATGCGACCAGCGCATTTGGCCCGCTACCAAACACCCCAAACCGAATCCCCGGAGAGGTGCCCAGATCATAGTTAACGTTCCCCTTGGCGAAATAAATCGAGAGCGTCGGCGTATCCTGATTCTTGACGGTGATCGGGGGTGCAGCCTGTTTCGAGCCGAACGATTGAACGGCCTGCTGCAAATCTAAATCTATGATTATTACCATGGCGGTTCTCTAAGTGGTTGGCCCCATCTCATCAATTTTGGTTCGGTAAAAAATCAGATACGGCGTAACCCACTCAAGAAAGTATCTGGAATCGACACCGTAATTCCACAGGTAGGGCGCATTGTGACCGTTCCAGAGTGGATTACATGCATAACGAAACTCACCAGGCCATCGCCATTTAATGGTTACAGTTTGCGGATCAGACATGGCCGGGCCACGATAATGCCATTGCCACAATGGACCGTATGGCGAGAATCTAATGGCTTGGATCACCTCAGTGCTCGGCAATTCAATAAACCCGGTAAAAGTAACAAGACGTCTGCCATCTCCTTGAATTTGACCAGGACCAACCGGAGTAATCCCTTGGATTGGTCCAGAAACTGATAAAACAATCGTTCCGCCATAACTCACAGTTAGAGGACCGAGCGGCAATGGCGCTCCATCTGTCATGCCTCCAGTTACCGGCAAGCCGAACCGTTTAGGGTCAGATCCAGGCACTAATTGAACCAGCAAACCCCATTTGCGTACCCCTTTAAAATACGAAACTGCGGCCGCTTCCTCGCTATAACTAAAAACCTGTAAACGATTAGAGGTCTTAGGCGCGATCGCCAGACCACCGCCGATTGGACAAAAATCCGTGTCCGGAATAACAACCGGAAATTCCGTTCCGGTCTGGTCAAGTGTGGATTGATTGAAATTTAACACACACGGATCACACGGATAGGCCGGACACCAGGTTTTGGCATAGATCATGATGGCGCCGGAGTAGGATTATCGGTTGGCCTGGTACCGTAATACCAGAGATATTGTTGAGTACACTGGTTATTGACGACCTTAATAACCACTAGTTGCTGCCAGCTGCCGCCGACCGGTCCGCCAGCACCCACTTCCCCTTGCTGATCCGGTTTGCCGACAACTTTCAAGAGCATGCCGCTGGGCGATTGTTCAACCGCGATCGTGGCGCTCCCAACCGGTCTCTGCTGATTAATCGTGTCAATGATCCCGTTCAAGGTGCGCTCAAGCCATCGCCAACCTATTCGGATGTGATCCATAAGCTAATAACTCAATGGCACCGATCCCTGTGGAATAGGATCTACGGGCCGAAAACTCTCTGATACCGACTGAATCGCCACCCCGGGAGTAAGCGGCTGATCATGGTTAGCGACCGCCGCTCGATTGACGTCATGGACCGTGCCGCTCTGGCCCCAGGCTGGATCAATCGCGGTCATTAAATAGGTGTCATATCCAGCCGTACCCGCCGGACTGGTGGGAAGCGGCACCCCGCTATAATTGGCAGCGGCATACGCTGCCCCGCTCGTTCGGCCGGAAGCCTCCGCGCTGGTCGGCGCTTGATCATTAAGCGTGGTTTTCACCGTGATCGTGCCACCCGGATCACCCCCGGTGTAGTTGCCTGGGAATTGCCGGCTTTGATAGGTCTCACTGACCCGGTACCAGCCGTCCGCTTTATCTTCGATTTTCACGTCGGTACAAGTCAATTTCGAAATCGGCGTACCGGTTCCGCCACTGCCGCCGCCTGGCGTAAACCCAGTCACCATTTCCCAGACATTAGTAAACCCAAGAAATTCTTTGCTTAGCCCGATGTTAGTCGGGTTGCCGTTTGGCCGCCGGTTGGTGATATAAGATATCTGGCAACAGCGGCCAGTATACCTCCTTGAATAAGTGAAGCCGCCTTGAGAATACGATACCTCGCCTTCCATCCAAGATTGGCTGATGTCCGGCACACTGGTGTAACCGTGCGTCCCAGAGTTATCCAGTTTGCCATGGTAATTAATCGTCACCTCAGCCACCCCGGCCGCCATCCGCTTAATGGATGTATCGATCACAGTCATTAAATTGGCTTCCGGGTGCGCTGCTCCTATCCGCGGCACGAAATAATCTTCGGCATAGCTCGGCCCCACCCAGACTTCGGTGAGCGTATCCAGATCATCCCGTTTCACCCGGCGCTTGGTCCGCTCGGGTTGCTGCACAAACTGGGTAATGCTGTTAAAAAGGATCGCCATTTCTCTCTTTGGCGCTTTTACCCAGCGCCAGCTAATAAATCGATAAAACGACTAACGGCCTTAGACAGGTCATCGGTCGGATTAGCTAATGCCTTTACCCCATCAAAAAACTTTTGTACTATGGTATCAAGAGAGACTTTGAATTGGTCTCCCATGCCTTTAATCGAATTGGTATACTCGGCAAAACCTGGTGGCGCGGTCACGGCCTGCGGCCCTACTCTGGCAAACTCCGCCTTGGCCCCGGCAATACCTGCCTCCCTTCCCGTTTTCTGCCTTTCGATGGCCGCTCTTCGATCCTCATCGGCCTCACGGAGATCGCGCATTTCATCCTGGTGCCTTTCCTTGTACGCCTGGATCACGTCCCGGTAACCAAGCCAACCGCCCTGTTCAGCCGGACGTAACGCCTGTTGCACTCCGATTGGCCCTAGCGTTTTAGTCAGTTCGGCAACGCCCTGCTTGTACTCATCAAGCTGACTCTTGAGCAGGTTCCTCTGTTCCTGGCTCGCGCCGGCCGGGATCAGCGCTCCCTCCCGACCTCTGGCAGCCTGTTGAAATTGTTGAGTCAAAAGTTCCTCACCTGTCCGGGTACCGCCGGCATATTTTCGATCCCATTCGGCCTGCGCGTTGGCTAACTTCTCCGTAATGGATAGTTGCCGGTCCATTGTGCGCTCCCGTTTTTCGCCCATCCGTTCGGTCGCGCGCATTACCGCATCCATGCTTTTCTCGGCCGTGGCCTGTTCGGCTTCGAAATTCTTGAGCTCCCTAGTCATATCGACAATGGTCTGGACCAATGTCCGTCCAGCCGCAGCCTGTTCACCCATCATGTGCGTCACTAGACGCATATCCTGAAGCGAGCCCTCGCCCTCAGACACACGGCCAAGAGCCTGCGCGAGTGTATTGGCGTCAACGCCAAGCACATTAGACCATTTACCTAAATCTTTTACGGCCATACCGGCCTGATCCGCACTAGCACCGTAATCTTGCAAAGTCTCTATTACCTGAACCGCTTTTCCCTCCGGTATCAGTGCCTCCTTGGTATCCTTTTGTAGCTGCTTAAATCTGGCACCTAAATGATCCAGCCCATCGGCCATCGCGTTAAACTGGATCTGGGCTTGTTGAACCTTAGAAATTTCATCAAAGGCGTATTTGACGCCTTGAATGGCGAGCCGGATCATCTCGAAAATCACTATGCGCGTTGCCATGCGCTCGGCCATGCGCCCAAAATCTATCCCGGCCCGTGCGGCCTTGTTTCCTGCCTCCTCCAGTTCAAGCCCATAATTTTTCATGGCAGTGCCGGCCTGGGCCGCCGCAGCTGCATTGGCCTTGGCTGCAACCGTTGCTTTCTCTAGAAGCGTAGCTGGCGCTCCGCCAAAAGCCGCTGGCAACGGCGTCAGAACACCGCTCCCAGGCGCACCCGGCACAAGGCTCTGTATCTCTCTCTTGACCTTAGTGACCGCCGCATCAAGCTCAGTGGTATCAGCCCCAAAAGTGATGTTGATATCATCGGCCACGGTACGCCCTCGCTTTCTTGAGCCGCTCTAAGAGTTGCGGCGAACTTTTATCAATCACAAACTCGCACCCCTGCATCTGTAGATAAACCAACTGAAACTGGTAGGCGACAGCAGCCGGCAAAATCCACAAGACTTCCTGCAGCGTCATTCCAGTTAATGGCATGATGCACGCGGCAACCTCTATAGCCGAGGCTGCCCTCCAACGTTTTTTGGCGCGTCCCCGTCCTGGCCGCCGCGCGCCCGCGCCTTGGTACTGGCTGCCAATTCATCATTAAGCCGTTTGTAGGCGTCCAGCAGCGGCTGGTAATTGACGATCGAGTATCCTTGAGCCTCGGCCCATTCAAAAGCGCGCAGCTGGGCTTGTGCTACGTCCTCGTGGACCTTTAACGCCTCCAATGGCTTGAGCGTACAGACCCAGACCGTCATCACGGCGTTAAAGAAGTTGCTGCTCGAACTCCGGCACAGATCAATTGCAATCACTTGGCGCAACAGGCTGAAGGGTTGCAACTCAATGTCGCCAACCTGTTTCGGTGTCAGCGCCGAGACCAGCGCCTGTTCGGTTGTCATGTCAATCTCTTCGACGTTCATAGTTTACCTAAAAATTCGGCCTGCAATTCCGGACTTGACCGTTTGCCGAGGGTAACCGATTCACCGGCACGATCACCTTTGATAGTCTCCCATTTCGCATCCGGCCGTTTATCCCTCCAAAGCACTATCAGTTCGCGTAAATGTTCGTGCGCCGCCAAAATGGCCGTTCGCGCGCCATTCGCCATTAAAGAGCTGATTAAATCGCCGCCTTGGATTCGCCAAGCGCTCAAGATTTCGTCCGGCAAGCTGACTAGTTCAAAATTAAAACTAATCCGGGTCTGCGGCGGTGATCGGCGCGGATCTTGCAAATTTTCAAGGTACGCGTCCAGCGAAGGATAAATATCATTCCATTCCAACGGCAGGTGTTGCCGCAATTTGCCGCCAAAAATTAAGCAGAGCACCGCAAACTTCATGTCAACGGTGCTGAAACCCCGCTCGTGATATACAGCGCTCTCCATCAACGATCTAAGCTGCCACTAACGGATAATAGGTACCCGTAATCCGCACACTCATATTCTTTGCCCGGCCCTTGCTGTGCGCGACGCCTTTACAAATAAATATTCCAAGTGCACCAACCCCGTACTGCTCCTTGACCAGATTGGTCAGGGTCATCGATAGACCCAACACAGCGGTGAGCGCGCCAGTCATTTCACCGGTTAAAGTGACCTCGCCGCGCGGGTTATGGGTAACGACCTCGATTACTTCGCCGACCCCGTTTTTCTGTTCAAAGGTGTCGGTCTGATCGTTTTGTTCGTAGCTTTCGACCGAGATCCCAGTCTCATCCGTACTCCCAAATGTATAAGTGGAAACAGCGGGAAATTTTACTACATAGGTGGTTGGTGCTGGCATAAGTTTGTTCCTGTTATCCGATTAATTTTACGTGGGCCTGAAAGCTGACATTGTATTGCAAAGGCGGCCCTTCACTCAGCATCTCAAATGGCCGTTTTATCCCGATAAAGCTGGGCGTATCCGCATCACCTGGATCGGTCGCCAGCCCCGTGGGCAAATGGTGCAAAACAGCAAAGACGCGCTGCGTTAAGGCAATCGCCCTGATCTTAGTCCCGCCGTTGCCTTGATTAGCCGGAACGTTTTCGAATACCGTCACGGTGATGAGAGCCCATCCGCTCATATTAGGAAGCAATTCATTGAAGAGCTCGAGCAACGGCGTCATCACCAGCGCGCAGATCCCCACTGAGCCCAGCGCCGTCTCAATCTGAGTCATGATATCGCCCTTCAGCTCGGTCACGATCGGCACCGGCTGCGTGTTGGCGCTCACTTGGCCGCTGAACATCGGATCCGCCGCCAGGGCATCGACCGCGACACCCTGCAATTGCTCGAGCATGGAGACGGCGTTCATTGCTGTTTTGCAATATTGCGAATCTGCTGGCGCACCGAATCGGTGAACACTTTCTTTATCTGGTCATCCGGCGGCATTGCCCCTTCAGTCGGCGCTTGGACTACCGATTCCTTGAGCGCGTAGATCGCCTCGAGCCGTTTGCCGATCCGCCGACACAGCGCGTTCCCGGCTCTGAATAGCGGTGTCCCCTCCTCGGCTTCGTACTCTGCCACGGTTAATCCCTTGGCATCTGGCACCAGCGGAATAGTCAGCATCCGCGCGCGCTTGGGCGTAATCGTGCCCCCCGTCGTCTTCCACTTGAGGAGCCCGAACGTGTTGGTAATCGTCACCCGCTTACCACTAACTACCGGATCCTGCCAGCCACGAACAACTTCCTGCCAGAATAAATTACTCCACGGTCCAGCCATATACCGCGAGCCTTGCCACTTTTGGCGAAAGCGCACATGATAGCGCCGAAGCCAATCAGCCACCTCACGGCCGGCCTGGTTCAGCACCACGCTGGAAAGTGCCGCAATCTCACTCAGCATGCGCTTGAACCGAACACTCTCCTGGATTGAGACTTCGACGTTCATGATTCAAATTCTCGATTTCAGCCAACAATAGATCAACGTAATCAGTCGCGATCAGCGGCATCCTATCGCGAAAATATTCATACCGTTCCTTAATTTGCTTAGCGTTAATCACCAATACCCTCCCCAAACTGGTCTGCCTTGCCAGACCGGGTACGGC